GTTGTGGATTATTCTCATATTGATACACTGAAATTGGCGATGGAGTTGGATGATGACTTTTGGCTACAATACATCTACGAAGTTCATCCAGATGATCGGGATTACATCACTTACCTCAGATGGCTTTGTCTAAAACTTAATGATTACAGGGAGAAAAAATGACTAACCATAATCCACATAGAAACTGTGACCCAGAAAAATGCTTCTATAACTCACCATTTAATGTAAATAATGAAGGTTTTGTTGAAATGGATATTCCAGAAGGTGCGGCAATGAGATATGAAGAAGGAATTATAGATTTTGACTCTCTTGACTTAGAGGAGGCAATTCATATAATTGGAGTACAACAGAATATGATCTCGGACTTGCGAGACATGGTAAAATATTACCAAGAAAAATTATCTAGCTCCCATGACCATTGGGATAAATGGGGCGGCAAATGAAATTCTCACAACTACCAATGAAAGATCAAATAATTGTTGTTCTTATTTTGGGTGGGGTTTGGTTTTTATGCAATGTAATAGGATGTGCTATTGGATTGTTTTTATTTAAAGGTTAACAAATGGAAAATCTTTCATGGGATCTTCGATTCCTAGATCTAGCTAAATTAGTCTCCACCTGGAGTCAAGACCCTAGTACAAAAGTGGGAGCAGTAATTACAGATAGCGACAATAGAATTGTTTCTATCGGCTACAATGGATTTCCAAAGGGAATAAAAGATGACGAAAGACTTGACAATCGTGATTTAAAGTATAAAATAGTGTTACATGCAGAGGAAAATGCCATTCTTTTCGCAAAGCAAAGTCTAATTGGGTGTACTATTTATACATACCCCATGTTGCCTTGCTCGAATTGTTGTGCTAAAATTATTCAGGTGGGAATCAAGAATATAGTTTCAGTGCCAAATAAAATCCCAAGATGGTCGGAAAATATTGCACTTTCTACCAAAATGTGTGAAGAATCTGGCGTAGAATACTCGATTATTGGAGATGTAGATGTTTGAATACAACGCCAAAGTAAAAAAAATTGTTGATGGAGACACGGCAGATTTTGAGGTAGATTTGGGCTTTAATGTGTATATCACTATACGAGGGCGGTTTAAAGATGTGGATACACCGGAGCGTGGACATAAAGACTGGCATAAAGCTAAGGCAAAGTGTTACGATCTTTTAAAACAAACGGCGATTGCAACGCATGGCGACATTCAAGGAATGACTCCAGATGTTGAAGAGCTTTGGGTTGTAATAAAAACTGAAAAAACAGGCAAATACGGACGTTGGTTAGTGGAAATCGACGGTGTTACAGATGAATTAGCCAAGGTTTGGCCCTACGAACAAAAAGGTACAAAATAATAATGCGAATGAAAGAAATTTTTATCTCAGGATTATTAATATTTTCAGCATTTTGCTTGGGTGTGCTTGTTGGTCAAACAAACGACAATTCTTATGAAAATGAGTATCGAGCAGAGTTGGAGTCGATTTACATGCTTTTGGGTGGGATGTCAGCGACTCAACGAGTAAACATGAATTTGTCACTTAAAACAAATCATTATCTACAACACGAGTTTGACAAGGATGTTTGTCCTGATTGCCTAAAACATTATCGTTATTTGGTTGATAATATGCCCGAGTTACCAGAACAGCAGCAACAAACTTTTGATATGTTTTATACAAAACCTCTACAAAAAGTTGAGTCATTTAAAAGGAGTTCAGAAAAATGATATTTTTATTGTGTGTATTGGGACTTTTACATTCTGAAGAAGAATTAATTCACACAATAGAATATGATTTTATAGAAATAAATCTTGTATACAATAAAGACGTTGAACCAAAAGTATCCAGATTTGATCAAATAATTTGTTGGAATGAAGAAAAAGAATATCCGTGTCAGATTTATCAGCTTGATGATGACAGTTTTAAAATAGTTCGTGGTAGTAAATTAGTTGTTCATGACTGGAAACAATTTAATCCAAATCAATACTGCTTTCAAAAAAATCCAATAACAAAAAAATATGAAATGGTATTTTTTGATATGGGTTCTAAAAAATTGTTCAAAGTAATAAGCAGAATAAAACCAGAAATATCTCATACTTATAACGATGTTGAGGTTGATAGTAGAAATCTAGTTCCGGCCCATAAGAAGATTAAAATGTCTCATGTTTTTATGATGGTTAGTAAATATAAAAATGAAGAGGTAAAATCTAATGCTCCTTAAAAAAGTAGAAAACAAAAACAGATACAAAAGTGCTGGTACACACTACTGGTACATGAATGACGGAAAAAGTGAATATCTTTTTTCTGAATCTCAAATGGAAACCGCAAAGTTGAGGGCTAAAAAAAACCCAGAAGACCTACCTGAGTATGTAGGGTTTTATAAAACTTTAGATGTTTTAGGCTATCTTTTTTGTGGATTTTTACTAGGAGGATTTCTTGTGGGGATTGTTTTTGTGAACGCTTTTTAAAGAGTTATTATTATGAATACCAACGAACTTAATAAGATTTTAACATCTGTCTACGATGACGCATTAGAAAAAGAACACTCATGGGAAGTTTTCAATAATTTTTTAGAACTTTTTATGATGGAAGAGATGCAAACTACTGATTATTTGTGTAGTTTAATAGAGTTAAACAGACATCAAAGATTACAGTTTAGAAGTAGTTTGGCAGAGTTGGGTTATGAGTTAACCCCAAATGAATTGAATCAGTATATTCTATTGTTAATTATTGCTATGGGAGAATATCTTGAAGGAAAAGGAAAAGAAAATGAACTACCGCGATCTAGCGATTGAAGGCCTTTACACAAAAGCCGAGGCAGACAGAGCACAAGCCCTCGCAAGTCTTGAGATTATGCTTCAGCATCCCGCTGGAATTGGAGATCATAGTACAGATGATCTTCATGATAATCTAAACGAGGCCCTATCGAAACTCGCAGATGCGGACGACAGACTGCAAACTTTGAAAAGATATTATGATGGTTCGTGGAGTATCTCTCCGCTGCCAGAGGATAGTTAAGAAATGGGGAGACCTTGCCAGTGTTGTGATGATCCTCTACCTCCTCAGGCTTGTCCTATTTATAATGACTCTCTATATGGGTATTACGACTCAAATGAATTTGGGGGAACGCGACCATTTGACAATGTTGACTTTAATGTTAACTGGAATGCTGAAAATTTAAATACTCCTGGCCCAATAGTAGATGTTAAAAACTTTCCCAATTTTACTATTGTCACAAACAATACGTCTTTAGGAACTAATAACGGAACCAAGTTAAATGTATCTGGAACTGTTAATGGTTCCACATCTTCACTTGGCAGCATAATTGAAAATACATCAATAAGAATAATTATAAAGTTTGTTGATGTCAACAATTATATGTTTTTGGATATACAAAATTATGGTAGATATTATTCTGGCACCGATAATTGTGATTATGTAAAATATCAAGTCGGAGTTAAAAATGGGGGTCAAGAAACTTTAGGAGAGTTAGCATATGCCAAAGATGGTTTTATTTATCCTATTGAGTTATGCTATGATAATCAAACACTATCTGCAAACATAACAATAAACACACTGCTTGGTCAAAACTTAAACCCTACGGCAAATGTCACTTTAGAGCTTGACACAGAAGATAATGACGGCACAAAGGTTGGTATACTTTCTTCGGATTGGTCGCTAAGTCCTAGCGGATTAGGATCTGGATATTTTGATTACATTAATTTTACTTTTAGTGAACATGGGGCTATAGTAGCCAACTGCCCCCTATGCGAAAAAAATACAGAATATTGCTGGAGTGCTTCGGGAGTAGGATATGATGAAATTTGGGGTTATGGAGCACCAGTTTTTAATCAAGCTACAAATAAGTATGATGTAAGTTCAAATGGTTTAACTTGTATCGATCATCCTTATCATAGGACGGAAATATGTCCCAATGGATTAACAGTAAGATTCACCGATATTGTAAACGATGGTACTTATAGAATTGTTACAAACAGCAATGGTGTAGGAAATGGCGTTTTTGCTCAGTTAAGAACAGACAATATAGGTGGTGGAATTTCAGAGGTATATGTTGAAATAGGAAAAGATAATGTAGTACTAAGTAGTTTAAAGTCAGTTTCAAATCAATTAAATCCAAATTTAGTAAATCCGTGGGATGTAACATTAAATTTATGTTTAGACGAATTTGGTATCTTGTCAGGAGAAATAACAAGCATAACTGCCCCACAAATTATATTTTTTGAAAAAATATGTACGTTTGTGGCAGATGTTGAAACAGAAAACTTCCAAGCAGGGTATGAGATAACATCTTCCTGTTCTATACTTAATTTCAATTGGTATGGTACAAAAATTTCTTCAGAAGTTGATTTTGCTAGTTGTCCATCGTGTGTTGTTACGGATTGTAATTCTGAATGTGAAATTTATCAATCCTCCTTAGAACCTACATTAATTATTGATGGTGCCGATACAGATTGGGAGACTATTCCTGCTAATCAGGGCGTTTCAGTAAATAGTTTGTCTGACGGAACTATAGTAGTAAATAAAAATACAAATGAAGGTCAGGGTGCTAGATTTGAGTTTACGGATTACTTAGGTCCAGTTAGTCTAGATACATCGCAAGATTTTAGTCGTGTTCGGTGGTGTGTAGAATTTTTAGATGAAGATAATTACCTATACGCAGAAAAAACATACAGAAAAACTGCACAGGCTAGTCTATATCAAATAGGACAAAGGGTGCAGGGCGAAGACATTCCATTACAAACAGTCGCTTGTCAATCACAGCCAATTCAAGACTCTGCAAGATTTGCAGATCTGTGTTATACTGGAAGCAACTTAGTTTTTAATTCAAGAAGACAAGTTGATGCCGATCCTGAATCCGTTGTTGCCTTTACATTAAATTCTCAAACCGGAAGTCCTGGTGGTGGGAAAACTGCAATAAGAAGAACAGATAATTGGGGTGGCCACACTTCTGATAACAAAACGTGGATATATACAAAAAATGGGCATCAGGCATTTGGATGTCCAACTTGTTTTGGTCAAGGCGATGATGATACAACGGATTTTCCTTCTGACGGTGGTAGCGGTGGAGACTCATGTTGCGGTCCATTCGTTACATTTAGACTAAAAGGTGACACAGAATATGTAGTAGGACTGGCACCTTTCGGGGATGGGTGTCGCGACTACGAAGACACTCTATTTTTACAAGCTAATTGTTCTGAAAAACAACCCCCTTTTCCCGGCACAGATTTTGAAGGAGCGTGTCAATGGGCGTATATAAGATTTGAAATCGCTGTATCCGCACTTGCGAATGCCGACCCCATTCCGTTCGGCACGGTTTTAGTACAACTAATAGGATTAGATGGTTGTACTGCGAGCGGAGCTAATGTTGTAGACTTTTTTGATGGTGCGAATAATTTTGTGATAAATAGTCCAGATTGGCAAAAGTTATATTGGCTCTCCTCCCCGGATTTACCGCAGGCTCCGTGGATACCGACAACAGGCGGCCCCGGATATTGCGACATCTTTAAAAAAGACTCAACAGGATATTATATAGAAGTTAAATGTTACAAGGATGAATAATGATTAAAAGTTGTGTCCTGTATAAAGATAAAGATGGTTTTACGTTTTGTGGCGTGTGTGGTAAAAGATATGGAAAGTCTACTTCTTTAAGTGCTGTGGCCAGTTGTAAGAAGAAACAAAGGAAACCGTTAACAATAGAACAACAAATAGGACAAGGCCCCGGAACAGAACTTAAAAAATTAATCCCAGGATTTTTAGAACATAAAAGTTGTGGATGTAAAGATTTCGCAAAAAATATGAATGTCTGGGGTGTTGAAGGATGCAAAGAAAACAAACAGCAAATTGTAGACAGGCTCGTATCAGAATCCAAAAAAAGATTTGGACTTAACCTTATTCCAAAAATATTTACCACTATTGTTGCTGAAAAGATGGTTGACGATGCTATTAAAAAATATGAGGATAAATTGAAAAATGGAAAAACATAGATTGACTGGTTCCATGTTTTATCTTGCAGGTCCAATGGATGATGTACCAGATAGAGGTTTAACATGGAGAAATGAAATAAAGAAATGGTTATGGGGCAAAAATATAGGTGTATTGTGCCCATATGAAAAAGCAATTCTTGATTCTCAACATGAAGACCATAAATACTACGAAGAAATTAACCTTCTTAAAAAATATAGACAATTTGACAAAGTTCATGAGAAAATGCGTGCCGTCGCTGCCGATGATTACAGAATGGTTGACAAGGCAGATGCTTTGATTCTTTACATCGATAAACATGCCCATATGTGTGGAAGTTATCACGAAAATTGTATGGCGGCCTATCAGCGAAAACCAGTTATTGTTTGTTGCGAGCAGGGAGTTTCAAACATTCCAAACTGGATTTTCTCTGTATGTAGACATGAAATGTTCTTTGAAAATTGGCAAGAAGTCAAGGCATATATAGAATATGTATGTTATGGGGTAAGTGTACCAACATACAATCGGTGGAGATTCTTTGATTATGAGAAAATTTTCAATAAAAAATTTGGCAAATAGCATTATATAGAGTATAATACTATAGACAAAATGTAAATGGTTTAATGGAGATCTAAAATGCACAATTGGTCAAATCATGACGCTGCATTGATAAATGGTCAAATTTATAGAGTTATCTCAGTATCAAACACAAACGTTCCAGCAGTTCAAATAGATGACAGACTTATTATGGCTGAAGCCCCAGATTCTTGGAAACATGTTGGAAGATTTAAATGGGTTTGGTTTCCCAAGGCCCGTTGGAAATTTGTAGCTGCATAATTATGAATAGAAAAAATTTTTTAAAAGTTCTTGGTGTTGGATTTGTACTTTCTGCCACAGGATCTTTATTGAAAAAATGTCAGAAAAGAGTTAATAATTTACTTGACATTGACGATGATTATAGTATAATATTTAAAGACCCGCCGCCACCACCTGAACCTGAACCAAAACCGGAAGCAGAACCTAAACCAGTTATCACGGCAACTGAAACATATCATCCTGATGACGCTGTTAATAGATATAATCCAAGATGGAATGTTATGGGATCGTGGAGTGCGGCAAACAATAGAAAATCATTAATAAATCATCTTGCTGGACCAAATCATAGACACAGCAAACAAAGTTTAATTCAAATGTCTACAGATGATTTACAAAGATTACATGATAGTGATCATGGAAGTGGAAGAACTAGTAGTAGAAGAAGAGGATGGTTTTTTAGATAATGGTTCCGGCAGGAATCATATAGCCTGTTGGCACGGTAGGTACGACCGCCCCTTGCGGGGATAAACGACGATATGTCGTCGATAAGACGTTCAACAGGATACCCCACTATAGGATCGCAACCTGTAGTTCAGTTCAAGGGGCGGGCGGCTACTCGTAAGGCCGCAATTTTTTGTTAGGTGAGTGAAGTCGGAAGCGCCTGTGTGAGCAGGAAGCGATTAGACAGATGGACAACACTAGATTCGCGGGTGAAAATCCCGTCACTCATATTTTTAACGAGTTTGCCACTATAGTTAAACGGTATAACTACTGATTTGTAATCAGCTATTCGGGGTTCGATTCCTCGTAGTGGCTCTCTGGCTTTGCCAGATATGATTGTAGACGTTGTTATGGATATTGGCGGAGACGAGGGTGCAAATCCCTCCACGTCCACTTAATTTTCGACCACCTCCACCGTTTTTGGTGTATAATAATATATACCATTAAACAAAGGAGATGGAAATGTCAATGATAACCGTAACGTGTGAAACCTGTAACAAAGAGTTTGAAAAAGCGAGGAACGAGTATAACAGAAAAATTAAACAAGGTAAGGATAAGTTTTATTGTAATCTGTCCTGTGCTGCGAAAAGCCCTAAAAATGTCAACCGTATAAAGGAATACGATGGGCATAAGTGGACAAAAGAAACGTGTCCGAGGCGATGGAAGCTAGACGAGTTTAGTCCATTCAGGGGTTATTTAAGAAAAGCAAAGGCAAGAAACAAAGAATTTAACTTAACGCTAGAACATCTTAAAGATATTTGGGATAGTCAAGGCGGTAAGTGTCCTTTTACTGGATTTGATTTGGAGTTAAGAACATATGATGGACATAGAGACAACCAACTAAATATCAAAAGTGCAAGTCTTGACAGGATTGATAACTCAAAAGGGTATGTCCAAGGCAATGTTAGATGGGTTTCTGTTATGTTTAACTATGCTCGTAATACTTTTTCAGATGAAGATGTTTTAGAGTTTGCACAAGCGGTTGTAAAAAATAAGGGCGTGACTTAGATTCGATCCACAGTAAGAAGTAATAACTGCAATCCGTAGTTGGAATTGAGGCTACGTTAAAACAATTCCACATTTTTAAATGCAGAACCTAGTTTTGCTTTGGCAGCGTAAGTTGCCGGGGGTGTGGCGAGCCTTTTTACCCAAATCGCCATTTTTTAAAGTCGCCATTTTTTAAAGGAGTAATCAATGATAGATAAATTAAAAGCATTCTTTGCAAAGTTTACAAACAATGTAGTAGAGTTTGTTGACTCATTTAATTTAGACATTGATATTGATATTTGTACAAAAGACGAGGAAACAAGAGTAAGAAGGAAAAGATATAGACGCCTAAAAAGAAGAAGAAGGAGAAGAAAAAGGAAAAGATGAAATGGATATCATGGGAATGATTTTATGGACATACGATATTTTTGACTATCACTATTATAGCATTAGAAAAAAAATGACAACTATTTGGATGTTTGTTTCTGCAATTCTTTTGTTGATATGCGGAATTTATTTTGATAAACTGGATATAAAGGAAGACGAAAATGAAAAATAAAAACTATGCAGTTTGGTTTATTCCCCTGATCCTTGCTCCACTATACATTGTTGCGGGAGCAGGTATTATTAATTCTCCGCAGCCACAAGGCTCAGAATTTAATACTCAACCAACAGAGCAAAATCAAGATGAAAATTGTGATGAGCATGATGAAGGTGTTAAAATTGAAAACTGATAAATTCTGCAAAAAATAATTTTTAGGTTGACATTTCGCCAAATAAACCCTATAATGTATTTAGAGTAAGGAAGTTTCAACGAATAGGAAATGCAAGATGAGAAAAACGCCAGTTAAAAGTTGTCCAAAGTGCAACAACAAAGTCCACGCCAGAAAATCTAGTTGTCCTTGTGGTTACAGTTTTTACACAACAAAAGCAGAACGACAAAAGATTGATAATTGGAAAAATTTGAAACCTGGAGATAAGATAAAGTCTATCAAAAATAATGGGCCTTATTGGGAGAATCCAGAAACTAAAGAAAAGTCATACATTGGATCTTATGGTGAATTTGTAGTTGAAGATGTTGGACCAAATTACATTACTTGTTATGAAATTGGAAAGGTTAGAAATGTAAAAGGAAGAATTGTAAACTGTTCGGAAATGCATACTTTGTATATGGGACTATTTCAAAAATCTGATTTGTGTGACAACCTGTATCGTTGTCCCCATAAAATTATTAGGGTTCTTTCAAAGAAGGAGAGGGTTAAATGACCAATTGGGATTCTGTTCTGTCAAACAATAAGAATGTAAATGTTTTTCGTAGTTTCGCTCAGGGGGATCTGAGCGGGCGAGAACTTTACTCAAAGTTTGCCAATACTCAAAATGGTGGTGTTGTTAGAAATCTTTTGAGAAGTGGCGTTGATCGTGCCAGAACCTTGACAAGAAAAGCTTTGTATCGTCGTGATTTTGTTTAATTTTTAAGGAGTTTTAAATGCTTAACAATCGTGTTGTTCTAAAGGGAAATTTGACCAAAGATCCAGAATATAAGACTGTATCGGATAGGAAGTTGGTTACATTTCGTATTGCTGTAAATGAATCCTTGTCAAATGGAAAGGAAGAAACCTTGTACCTGGACGTGGATGGTTGGGGCGCTCATGCGGACTATGCCGATAATGTGTCGCTTAGTAAGGGTGACAGAGTTATTGTAGATGGAAGGTTGAGACAAAGATCTTTTGAAGCTAAGGATGGCAGCAATCGAACTGTCTATAGTGTTTTGCCATCGACCTTTTCCAAGGTGGTGAAGCCTGTCTTCTCCAAATCTACCACTACTACCACTACTACCACTTCTTCAGGTAGCACAGAAGAAGAAACTGTTTTTTAGAATGATAACGGAGAAAGGTAAGACCTCCAACTCGCTCCTTTCGTTGACCTTTCTTGGGGGTCTTACTTTCTCATTTCTTATAAATATACTATGAATACAAGAAATACAATACTCAATAGTCTGAATAATATAAACGAAAGATTGGAAGTTTTAGAGGAGTGGGACTTTGACGCTAGAATAAGCTCTTCAGAGAAAAGAGAAATAGAAAAGCGAAGAAAGAAACTTCTTAAAAATAAAAAGAAACTTTTGAAAAAACTTGAGCAATTTAAGTTCAATCCAGACTATAATACATTAGATTAGGGTGACTACCACCCTGCCATTTTTCGTGCCGATAGTCGGGCGATAACTTTTATTCTTGCTTTAATTAGGAGAAGCACAATGTCGAATGTATTGACAAACACACTTCGTGGAGCAATGGCTCCTTGGTATCTTGAAGCAATGCACAATGCACATGCCAAGCAAAACTATCCACCCCACAGCGTTCTTAAGCTGGGTGATGATACTCTGGTTCTTCAAATGGCATTAGTTGGTATTAATCCAGAGGATTTGTCTTTAGAGTCAACTGGAAATAAATTCACCATCTCTTATGACCCATCGCCAACAGATGTGAAAATTGATGCCCAATATAGGGGTATTTCAACACGAAAGTTCCGAAAGTCATTTAGACTTGAAGAACCTTGGGAAGTTTCTAGTGCAACTCTGAACAATGGTTTGCTAGAAGTGACAGTATCACAAGTAAAAGAACCAGTTAAAACAATTGAGATCAAGGTGAAATAATTGAAGGTTCTCGATTATCTTATTTTTGCAATGCCGTCAATTGTGGCGGCATTGTATTTTACTGTAGGTTTGTGTTATTTTATAAAAAATGACTTTGCCTGGGCTTTGGTTTGGATTTCTTATGCCTTGGCAAATGTCGGACTCGTACTAATCGGATTGAGGAATTGATATGAAGAAAAAGAAAGCTAAGCAAAGTCAAACAGGGGTAAAGTTAAAACAAAGAAAGAGATATAAGAAGGAAAAAGAAAAGGCATTAAAGTCTCTAAAGAGAAAACTTGCAAATGAAAAGAAAAGAAAGTTTGAAAGAGAGACATCAGATTTACAAAGAGAAAACGAAAAATTGAAAAATGTCGGAATGACCTATAGAAAGCCTTGACATATACCGATGCATACTTTATAATGGGTTGATACTTAATCAACCCTATTTTTTTGGAGCAAGTTATGAATGATGCTGGTACTTGGAATAGTGGATTAGCTATGTTTTTTCTAGCGGTTTTTACATTTCCTGTATGGATTTCCTTATTGTGCGGAGCAGTTGGAGCATTTATCAATGTGAATTATTTTGAGTTTGGCGATATCTATATCTTCGAGCAAAAAACCAAAAAGAAGAAGAAGAAGAAGAAGAAGGAAGAAGTATCTTTTGAGGAGTACAAACAGGGAAAATCAGCAGCCAATCGGAAACCAATCGAAGACGATGTGGTATCCGCATTAAAAAACATGGGATTTAAAACAAAAGACAGTAAAAATATGGTTTATTTAGCGTTTGTTAAATATCCATATGGAGATTTTGATACTATTTTAAATGAGTGTATAAGAAAGAAGTAAATATTTTGTGTATATAATTGATATAATTGCAAAATAATTGATCGGAGAACAATATGTACAGGCGGGATTTTTTATCGATTGGCGGTATAGGGTTAACATCTTTGTATATGTCAAATCTTGCATTGGCAGAATCTTCCAGTCAGGATAAGTCTGTTATTTGGGTCTGGTTGGGCGGTGGACCAACACACTTTGAAACTTTTAATGCTAGAACAGACGTTCCAAGTGACCCATATAAACCAGTGCCAGTTAATGGCGTTTCTTCTATTCATGACTCAAAGTATGGTATAGAACTTGGAGGAGGATTTGTTAATCTGGCAAAACATATGGACAAGCTTAATGTTGTTGCTAATTTTTCTCATGGAGACTCTAGTCATCGTCAGGCTACACATTGGGTAAACACTGCTCATTATAATCCAGATAGAGCACAAACCGCAAACTCAAAATACCCCTCTCATGGGTCAGTTATTTCTGCTGTTTATGGTCCAAATGACAAAAATGGAGTTCCATCTTACGTTACACAGAGTAAAATTGAAGGGGACGGCGCTGCTTGGCTTGGCGGTGCTTATAAAGGTTTTGACCCAAGGGCAAAAGATAATTTGTTTCCACAGGTTAAAATAGAAAGACTTGATAGTCGAAAGGGTCTTCTTTCTAGTTTAGATAAAGTTCAAATAGCGGCAGAATCTGGACCTGCGGTAGATTCTTATAAAAATCAAGCATTTAATACTATTGTGGGCAAAGCTAAAAAAGCCTTTGATGAAACCGAATGGGAAAATAAAAAAGAAAAGTATGGAAATTCTTCAATAGGCAAACAATTATGGCTTGCTAACAACTTGACTAAGTATGGAACAAAATTTGTTACAATTCATTATGGCGGTTGGGATATGCATTCCAATATTCAAAAAGCATTAGAATCCAGAGTTCCTCCCTTGGATTTGGGTTTACATGGTTTAATTTCTCAACTTGAAGAAGAAAGTAGATCAAAAGATGTTTTGATTATAGTGACTGGTGAATTTGGTCGAACTAGATTAAATGCAAATCAAGGTCGTGATCATTGGCCTGCTATAACTCCTATGCTATTGGTTGGTGGAGATTATGATTCTGGAAGAGTTATTGGCACTTCTGATCGTCAAAATTACTCTCCAGACAGTTCTCCTTATGGTCCTATTGATCTACAGTCTCAAATTTTTGATCATATGAACATGAACAAATTACAACAAAAAATTGATAATTCGGGGAGACCTAGATACCTTTTAGAAGGTCAGGCAAGAAGCATTTTAAACAGTTAATTTTATGGAGGGATATATGCCAATTCCACAAAGAAAAAACGATGAATCTAAAGAGAATTTTTTGTCACGATGCATGTCTGACGAAGTTATGAAAAAAGAATATCCAGACAATAAACAGAGAGTTGCTGTTTGTATGTCAAAGGCTTCGGCGGGACTTTCTGCCGTGGAGTCTGCCGACTTTCAATACAATGTAGAAAATTACGGATTTGTAGAAGAGGTTACTGAAGATAATTTTTATATTCCCTCGGAAGCAGAATATGTAGATTTTAACGAGGTTGAGGAGGACTGGGATATTGCAATCGCAAAACCTGGACTCTGGGAAAACATTCGTAAAAAGAAGGAAAGAGAGGGCAAAAAATATAAACCAGCAAAACCTGGAGATCCTGATCGTCCAGATCCTGATGCCTGGAAAAAGGCTCAGTCAAAATATAAATATGAGAATCCTAAAACTGGAGAAGTGTTTATATACACAAGACAGGGTAATTATAAAAAGGATGGTGTTAACTTAGTATACAAAGGCAAGGCTGCAAAATACAAAGGGAGAACAGTTAAACTGAATAAACCCTTTAGAACTCCAGGCGGTCCTAAAAAGTTCGCAGTTTATGTAAAAAACAAAAGCGGAAAAGTTATCATTGTTAGGTTTGGTGATCCAAACATGGAAATCAAAAAAGATAATCCAGACAGAAGAAGATCTTTTAGAGCTAGACATAAGTGCGATACAGCAAAAGATAAAACAACGCCAAGATATTGGAGTTGTAAGATGTGGTAAATTTTCAATTTTAAACTTGTAATTCTATATGTTAGAACCTATAATGATATAAGGTTCAAGTTTGTTAATGGGATTACATATGTCAGAATTGAAAATAAATGCACCAATAAATAACTTAGGATATGGGGTCGCTGGATACAATATTTTTAAAGAGTTATATCAACTTCATCCATCCACGGCCCTTTATCCTATTTCTAAACCAGAATTTGTAGATAAAATTGTTGAGGCGGGTTTAAACAATAGAGAGAAGTCTTCTGTACATGATCCATGTGTAAAGATTTGGCATCAAAATGATATACATTCCCATATCGGAAAGGGTTTGCATATAGGATTTCCAATCTTTGAATTAACAGAATTCTCTTCAGAAGAGAAGTTGAGCATGAATCATTGCGACAAGCTTTTTGTTTGTTCAAAATGGGCAAAAGAAATCGTAGGTCGAGTATTCAATAAATTGAGAGATATCCACGTTGTTCCGCTTGGTGTTGACACTAAAATCTTTAAACCTTTTAATTCCACAAGAGATCAGACTATTTTCTTTAATTGTGGCAAATGGGAAAAGAGAAAGGGTCATGATGTTTTGTTAGAGTGTTTCAATAAAGCATTTAACTCTGGGGACAATGTAGAACTTTGGATGATGTGCGACAATCCATTTATTGGGCAGGACAATCAAAGATGGATAAATCTCTATAAAGGTTCGCCTCTTGGCGACAAAATAAGGATAATTCCAAGACAGAAAACTCAAAAAGATGTGTATAATATAATGAAACAGACCGATTGTGGAGTGTTTCCGGCAAGAGCAGAAGGGTGGAATTTAGAACTACTGGAAATGATGGCTTGTGGAAAAGATGTTATTACTACTAATTATTCAGCCCACACCGAATTCTGCAACAAAGAAAATTCTTTTTTAGTAGAAATTGACAATCTTGAACGAGCTTTTGATGGAGTTTTCTTTTCTGGTTCTCATGGAGAATGGGCAAAAATAGACAATTCTGCAAAAGATCAGCTCATAGAACATATGAGAAATGTTCATGGTGTTAAACAACAATACACAAATGGCTGGAAAAAAGATATGCGTAATAAGTGTTTAAATCATGGCGGTATAGAAACGGCCAATAAGTTCACATGGAAAAACTCAGCAAAGGAGTTGTTAAATGGAATCGTTTAAATCTCCAGAAGATATAGTGGAATCATATAACAGTGGTTTTGTAGGCGCATTTTGCGACGAAGAAGATTTAAAAAAGTTACTTGGCGAGCTTCCTATGCCCGTCTTTGGTGCTGCTGCATATGACCTTTATGAGTCTGGAAAGGGTAAATTGAGTTTACCTTTTAAGATTCTCTTAGAGTTTGACCCAGGTCATGGACCTGCGGAGCGTCAAACAACGGGAGACTGCGTAAGTCACGCCACAAGAAACGCTGTAGATATTACAAGAGCAGTTGAGATTAAAAATGGAGATAGAGAAGAGTTTATGGCTCGTGGTGCGACAGAAGCAATTTACCAAAGTCGCGGTCACAGGGGGCAAGGAATGTCGTGTTCAGGAGCCGCTAGATATGTTCATCAAAAGGGTGGACTTCTGATACGAAAAGATTATGGAGATATTGATCTTTCTACTTACAATTCTAGAATTGGATCTTCTCATCAAATCCCAGATAGCATCTACACAACTGAAGCTCAAAAACATCAAGTAAAAACCATTTCCAATGTTAGAAGTGTCGAAGAGGCTCGCGATGCATTGGCAAATGGATATGCCCTTTCTGTTTGTTCTGGTTACGGATTTTCCAGTAAAAGAGATGAAAAGGGTATAGCAAGCAGAAGAGGTGGATGGAGTCATGCTATGGCATGGACTGCCTGTGACGACACTAGAGAAAGGTATGATGAAACTCTTTTCCTAGTCCAAAACAGTTGGGGGAAGTGGAATGGTGGTCCCAAAGTCCACGACCAACCAGATGGAAGCTTCTGGATTAGAGAAAAGGATGCCGCCGGTATGCTTAGAGGCGGTGGAGCATTTGTGTTCAGTGATGTAGATGGTTTTCCTGCCAGAAAAGTAGACTTTACAATAGACGAGGTTTTTTAATGAATAATTCAACAAGAATTTTAGCTGGTGGAATGGTGTTGACTATTGGATTACTGTTCGGAATTGGAAGCAGTTTCTCGCATTCTGTATCTAATGAAGAGGCTAATAAGATCCTTAGTGACACAATAAAAGCTTTTCAGGGTGCAGAGAGTGACGTGTTTAAAAAGCCTATAGTTCCTGAACCTGATGGTCCACATCCAGATGTTGAAAAATGTGTATGCAAAGGAACTGGTAAAATAACTCACGGGGATGGTCACACATCTCCATGTCCTTATCATGGAAGTAAGCAAAGTTCGTCAACGGAGAGAAAGTTAGACTGTATTTGTAAATGTGTAGTTAGAGATGAAAACGGAAAATTAGTGACTGTTTGCGGTTGTATAAAAAAGTATGGAAAGTGTAGTTGCAATAAGCCAAAAACTACCACCACTACCACTTCTACAACCACAAGAAAAACAATGTCAACTACAATTCCAAGAACATATTCTACAAGTAGAAGGTCTAGATGATAACTATCATTTTATGGTCAGTTTGACCATTACGACAGTTTATTACTAAATTTAAATCCATTCTAAGGAGATTTACTATGTTAGATAAATTTAAAGCACTTTTGGTTTCTAGAAGATTTTGGGCCGCCTCGATTGGTTTGATCGCGGTTGTCGCCGCAGACATTTTCGGAACAGAGCTTAATCAAGAACAGTTATTGGGAATTATCACTATTGTCGTAGCATGGATTGTTGGCGACACTGTTAGAGAAACAAAACCCTTGGTTAAAAGTGAAAACTGCTCTAAAGAGTGCTCGGTTCATTGTGAAAAGGATTAAATAAATTTAAAAATAAAAGGGGAAAATAATGGAAATAATTTCATCCATAAGTCCTGTTCAATGGGTTTTTATTGGAGTTGGCATATTGCTTTTAGCTCCTGGCTTGTGGCCAATTATAAAAAAGATGCTTTCTGGTTTAGATGTTCCAAATATCATTCCAGACAATCCTCATGGACCGCATGACGGACACGAAGATTGCTTGAGGGATTTGGTAGATAAATGGGAAGATCTTTCTGATTGCTGTCACAATTGTGGCCTGCATGATGCTTGTGAAAAGTTGGAAGAAGTCTTTCCTATGTTAATCAAAGTAAAAGAGGATGATCACAATGATAGCTATGGTGAACTTAGAACCAGACGAAGGAAGTAATTTGAATATCAGAACTATAGTTGGTATTCTTGTTTTATTGACTGGTTTATTTTGGCCACAAATAGAAAAATCGCTTATCAAGTTAGTGGTGTCAAAACCAGATATAATAAAAGTAGATAAACCATCTGAAGAAGTTGTAAACAAAATCTCAAGTACTGCTGATGTTGTAACCGATAGTAAGGATAGAATGTATCTTGCAGTATTTAATTATGTCTTTTCTGACAGAGTTTTGAGATATGAGGCAAATTCTCAGCAGATAAATGATGTATATGTGAAAGCTGCTAAAAACCGTTTTGGAGCATCTATGAAAGGAAAGTATTCTGGATTATCAGATGGAATAGAAGGAGTGTTTAAAAGTATTTTAGGTGATGAAAATCACTCCGTTTCAAAAGAGGAGAAAGAGGCTTTGAAGACTCATTTTTCGGCTCTTGCATGGAAATTAAATAACTAATTAGAAAAAGGGGGTTTATACCAAACCCCTTATTTTCTTTTTATAGGAAGGAAGTTATGCAGATTGTAAGAATTTTGCAGCAGTCTATAAAGGCAAATATGGATGAGCGTGGATTTGAAATAAGTTCAATTATAGACAATCCAACCCAAGAAGGATCTTTAGAGAAGTTATCAGAACATGTAAAACAATATGCTCTTTTAAGGTCTCAATTAGAAATATTGAACAGTTTGTCTAGTCAACTTGACGAAAAATCAGATGAAAACAAAAATTAGTTTAATAATAATTGAAATAAGTGGAGAGTTTGATCCATTCGGACTGTCTAATACCAGGGTAGTTGTAGATGAAAATGGAGATGTTCCTTCAAAATATATCTCTACAAAAAATGTTGAAGATACAATACAAGACTTGCTTTATGAGTATTGTAATATAGATACAAGGTACACAAAACCGGAACTTTCAGATTTTATTCATCCAGAGGGTGTTGCCGATTGCGAGGCTATTTATACAATAACCATACCCTCTGGATACATATCTTTAAAACGTGGATTATTGTCTTACATTGAAAATCTAGATTTAGAGGATTGCTATGAACGATTACTCAGAAGGATACCAAGAAACATCTGACGAAAATGAATTTCCATCAAAGTTGCAAATTACAGTTGACAAAGATGGATCGATTGAGTATAATTGTGATTGGGACTCTCAAGATGGTGCGATTTATTTAGGTTCAATATTTTATAAAATTATATATGATGATTTGATAACTTCAATATTAGAGGATATACACTCTAGATGTAAAGAAAATGATGTAGAAGAAGATTATTATTTAATGATAGACGTAATAAACAAGATGGCAGAAATTCAATTAGAAGAAGATGAAGGAGAAGATCAAGACCCTATAGTGATTCCGGCTGACAAAATATCCAACATACTATAATGGAGAATAATATGACTCACAAACAAATAACTTGGACAAGTTGGAATGCAATAGCCGATGACTATATAGAGTCGATAATATTAGAATCAGAAGAGATGCAAAGAGATCTAGAAGAAAGTGCGAAAGAGTCTTCAAATGAAGGTATGATTTTTGCACCAATGTTTGATCAAATAAAACCCATAACGATACACACTCCTATGGGCATATTTCCACTAGACTCTTTGTGGAAACCTTCAGACAGATGGGACTGTTGGATTGGCACAACTAATTTTAGTATTAGAAAGTCTACAGGCAAAATATTAAAAAACGATGTAGAAGGAATTGAAGCTTTAAAAATTATGGGGCGATACACATTTTTTATTGGTGTGCCTTTTATTTTTGACTTTACTTCGGTAAGAAAAGATATTGAAACTAAATTATGTTCTTATACAGAAAAGGAGATTTTGACTGAAGAAACGAAAGCTACGGTAGATTTGGTTAAGGAGCAACTGCAAAATAAAAAGCATTGGTCTATTTTGGTTGCCTCAACTGGAAAAGTTGATTATGTTTTTTCTGATAAGTTTGACCAAACTTATTTAGAAGGTTTACACAGACTGCTAGAAATGAAGCAGTCTTTAGGTGGTATTATTTTAAGAGGAAATCATGGATAAAGTTAATATTGAAGAGTTGGTTAAGGTGGGTGGTTCTAACAAGTTTAAACAATTGTGGGAAAACTCAGATGTTAGAAATATCATGAATAAAGTTTCAAATTTATACAAGAAGAATATAGATCTTGATGAAATTGAATCCATAAAAATGGATACACTTTGGAACTGTATTGAACAGTACGATGAAGGAAGGGGAACTAAATTTACCTCTTTTGTGTATCAAAGACTGTCTTATGCATATAAATCCTTTTTAAAAACTAAAAGCAATAATGCTAACGATGTAAAGACTTTATCTTCTGAAACTTTTTATTCAGAACCAGTTGACAAACAGCAGCTTGATAGAATGGAAGTTCTTGACATTATTACTGGTCTGGACGACGAAACCAAGAATATTTTGAGTCAAAAATTTTATGAAAATTTAACCATGTCCGAGATAGGAAGTAGAAACGGGTATAGCAGAGAAACTGCAAGAAGGAAGTTAGAAAACGCAATTAAAAAATGTAAGGTATTATCTTGTTAATTTGATTTATTTTGTGTATAAAGTATTGGAACTTGGATCTTCTATCGGAAATTAGGAAATTATAATCGTTTTATTTACTAATTTTTGGTAGGAGATTTTATTATGGCAGTACCTTCAGGTAACAATCATCTCAAAAACACCGCTGGTGGAGCGTTCACCAGTCAAACACAAGGTGGAACACTTCTTGGAAATGGCACAACTGGCGATGTTATATCCAACGCTTTACTGTTGAAAGACGCAGTTGATGCAGACATAAAGATTCCATTTCCTGTTGAGCGAGCTTATCCTGGTTTTGGTTCTTACCCAACCAACACTGGCGGTATGTATGGTACTCAAAAGGCTCTTTCTGGGGGCACATTTGCATATCTTGAAGCGGGTAAATACATCATTCGCACAATCAGCACTACAATTTCTGGCGTTGCTTCGTCAGAAGTTCTTATTCCTGGTGCAGATAAGGGTGATCGTCATGCTATTCATCAGTTCATTCATGACTTTGGTGTAGGATTGCTGGCTTCGTGGCGTGCTAATGAGTTCTCTTGGAATGGTAATCTGGATGCCGGAACTCCAATCTTGTCGCGTTTGAATTGGCTCAATGCTGCTGGAACGGCTCCTGAAGCTCCAGCAACTTTGACTGGCAATGACCCTTGGGATCCAGTAGCAGGATCTGCTTCTCAGAAAACAGATAGTGCTGCTAATCCAACTAGATCAATTCCTGGTGAATTGGTTATGAAGGTTGACTTTGTTGATACCAGTGTTGCTACTGGTGGCGACTTCTTCGATTATAAACCTATTACTGGAATGTAATATCATCAAAAGTGTTTCTACGGTTTCACTTCAAAAAACCGTTTTTTTTCTTAATTTTTTTTTAGGTTTATATCATGGCCAAAAATAAAGATTTATGCAAAAATCATATTGAAAATATTCATAATGGAACTCCTTGCGATTCCTGTCCAGTAAATGAGATTAAAATTATGGCAAGAAATGACTCAGATAATAATAGTGCGATAAATGATATCATTGTAAGCGAACTGCACACGATCCGTAGAGAGTTAGAGCAATTAAACCACACCATAAACGGCAATGGGCAACCGGGATTAAAAACTAGAATAGCTGTTTTAGAAAATCATTCAAAAACAAAAAATCAAGGATTGTCAACTAATTTGGTAATTATTTCTATAATACTTTCGTCTTTAATTGGTGTTAGTGGCGTCGTAGCAACTTTAGCTCAACTAGTAGTTCGATAAAAACGACTTAAAATACAATTCTAAAACTTCGTTGAAAAACGGAGTTTTTTTATTTTTTTGATTGATATATCTCTCTATAAAGTGTATAATAATAAGTAGAGAATGTAAACATTGTAGTTAAGGATTAATAAATGAAAGTTACCAAGGCGAATGGTGATAAAGAAAATTTCTCAGTTGAAAAAATTCATAAAGTTGTTGAATGGGCTACAAAGGGAATAAATGGTGTCTCATTTTCAGATATCGAAATGAATGCAAATTTAAGTTTGTATGACGGTATTACTACAAAGGAGATTCATCAAATTTTGATCAAGTCTGCAAATGATTTGATTTCAAAATCGGCACCCAATTATCAATATGTGGCAGCAAAACTACTTAATTTACAACTAAGAAAAGAGGTATGGGGAAGTCATAACACTCCTCCAAATTTTGTAGATTTCCTATATAAGAATGTTGACAACGGAATCTATGATAAGTCACTAGATCCTGTAAAGTGTCGAACAGACGAGGCAAATGCGGACAAATGGACAATCGAAGAAATAGAAATCTTTGGAAATTATATTAATCACAATAGGGATTATTTGTTTACATATGCTGGTTTACAGCAGATGATCGATAAGTACTTGGTAAAAAATAGGAGCACCGGAAGCATTTATGAAACGCCACAGTTCGCCTATATGGCTATTGCAATGTGTTTGTTCGATAATGTGGACGATGTTAAGTCTGCTTATGATGCTTATTCTACACATAAAATTAATCTTCCTACTCCTATCATGGCAGGCGTTCGTACAAATATTAGACAATTCGCCAGTTGTGTACTTGTTGATGTTGATGACAACCTCGACGGCATCTTTTCTAGCGTTCATGCTGTTGGAAAGTACACCGCGAGGCGTGCTGGAATTGGTCTCAACATCGGAAGATTACGACCAATCAACTCACCAATCAGAGGTGGAGAAGTGATCCATACTGGACTTATTCCCTATTTAAAGAACTTTGAGTCAGCAGTTAAATCAACGTCGCAGAATGGACTTCGTGGAGGCTCTGCTACTGTCCATGTACCATTTTGGCATTATGAAATTGAAGATATTATGGTGTTGAAAAACAATGCTGGAACAGATGATAACAGAGTTCGTAAACTTGATTACAGTGTCCAATTTTGTAAACTTTTTTATGAAAGACTAATCAAAAACGAAGATGTAACGTTGTTCAGTCCGCATGAAGCAAAGGGTTTGTATGAAGCATTTGGAAATAATGAGGAATTTGAAAAACTTTATACAAAATATGAAAATTCAAGATCGTTGAAATTTAAGAAAAGGGTTCCAGCTAGAAAAATTGCTGAAATTTATGCCAGAGAAAGACTTGAAACTGGTCGAATTTATAGTATGAATATAGACACGGCAAATGAGAATGGTTCATGGGATGTTTCTTGCTATATGTCAAATTTATGCCAGGAAATCATTCACCCAACAAAACCTATTAAGTCTATAGATGATCCAGAAGGAGAGATAGGTATTTGTATTTTGTCTGCATTAAATCTTTTAGAGCTATCAAATGAAAAAGATATTGAAGATGCCTGTAGAATGGCAGTTCGCACATTAGATTCTGTTATTGATTATCAAGACTATCCAGTAATTGCCGGTGAAAACTTTACTAAAAACAGAAGGTCTTTGGGAATTGGAATTACCAACCTTGCCGGATTTTTGGCTAAAAACAAACTAAAGTATGAAGACCCAGGAGCTTTAGAGTTGGTACATGAAACAATGGAACAAATACAGTGGCATTTATTAAGTGCCAGTTGTGAATTGGCGGAAGAGAAAGGGTCTTGCCCAAAGTTCCAAGACACAAAGTATTCAAAGGGATTACTACCAATCGATTGGTACAAGAAAACTGTGGACGATCTTGTAAAACCAGAATACAACATGGACTGGGAGGGTCTTCGTAAAAGAATAGAAAAGCATGGACTAAGACACTCTACTTTATCTGCGATAATGCCATGTGAAAGTTCAAGCGTTATTCAAAACAGCACTAATGGAATCGAACCAGTCAGAAGTCTATTGATTCACAAAAAGGCTAAAAATGGTGTGCTAAAACAACTTGTTCCCAACTATCATATGAGGAAGAAGTATTACACTATGGCTTGGGATATGCCTGATAATAAAGCAATGATTAACATTGCCGCCGTGGTTCAAAAATTTGTCGATATGAGCATGAGCACAAATCTGTACTATAACTATAATCATTACGAAGATGGAAATATTCCTCTTAGTGTCATTATAAAAGATCAAATTTATGCATACAAATATGGTCTTAAAAATCTGTATTATTTAAATACTCCAGACGGAGATGGAGAAACTGAAAAGGAAATGAACTGTGAATCAGGAGCATGTGAAATATAATGGATAGACGAACTTTCAATAAAGGTGTGGGTGCTTTTTTTGGAGCATTGTCACTTCCGTTTGGATTCAAATCCATTCCGGCATCCGTAACTAAGAACCCGAAGATTTATTATGCTGCGAATAGTGTAGGAATATCTACAGCATTTGATTTGGATCAGGTGTTCACTCTTGGCAACCTCGAAATATATGAGAACATCGAAGAAAAACCAGATATAGATGTAGATGTATCATTTTGGCTCGACAAAGACCGCAAGA